AAGTTGGGCAAAGCGACATGGTATGAATCCTTATGCAGTTGCTTATTCTATTGCCCAAAAAGGAACTCCTATTGTTCCATTCTTAAAAATGGGGTTTAGAGATTCTGCTCCAGAAAGAAAAGTATTACTATCATTAGCAACAAAACAAATTGAAAGACAATTTAAGAAAGGTAGGAAAGGAAAAATATAATGGCTAACTTATCTTCGATTAGGTCTGGTATAGCAACTAATTTAGAAAACATATCTTCATTAACAGTATTTGGATTTGTTCCAGATTCTATTGAGCCACCAACAGCAGTGGTAGGAGTCGTTGATACACTAGAGTATGATTCAACAATGGCTCGTGGTGCAGACACTTACAACATTCCAGTATTTCTATATGTAAGCAGAATTGATGCTCAAGATTCACAAGATACTTTAGATGCTTTTCTTGCATCATCTGGGTCAAGTTCAGTTAAAGCACAAGTAGAATCTGACATAACATTGGGCGGTCAAGCACAATCTGTTAGAGTAGTAGAAGCAGACAACTATGGAGTCTATACTATAAACAACATAGACTATTTAGGAGTCGAATTTATGATTGAGGTAATAGCATGAGTTATATAGTAATGAGCGGAATTGATGTTGGTAAAAAACGATTTGAAGCTGGTAAGAAAGTCACTAAACAAGATTTGGGTAAATCATTCAAATGGTTGCTTGAACAGGGTATAGTGATTGATGAGAAAGATATGGAAAGAGCAAGAAATGATAAAGGTCATTTTGTTGCTGATGACCCAGCGACTCCAGAGAATGAGGCGTGGGTAAAGAAGGAAGAGGAATAATGCCTAAAGGTATGGGTTATGGCGGAGGCCGAAGTGGTTCAAGAAGAAGGCGAAGAAGAAGAAGGGGTAGTGGTAAAAGATAATGGCTTTTGTACATGGTAAAGGCACAAAGATATTTATAGATGCAACAGAATTTAGTTCATACTTAAATAATGTAGATGTCACAAAAACAGCTGATGTAGCTGAAACTACAAATTTTGGTTCTTCTGGAGCTAAAACATATATATCGGGAGAAGATGATGGAACGATTTCTCTTGCTGGATTTTTTGATGCAACTGCTGATGGTATTGTACAACCATTACTCAAAAATGGTACAGACTTCGATTTAGTTGTTGGTATTGATGGACTAGATACTGGAGATAGAACCCAGTTTGGTTCAGCTAACTTTACCAATTATGGTGTATCAAGCCCAGTAGGAGATGTCGTTGCAACTTCATTAGATGCTCAAGCAGATAATGGAGTCACAATAGGTCTTGTTTTAAATGCTGGTGCTTATACAACTACTGGAGTGCAGGGCACTGCTAATGACAACTCAGCGAGTTCGACTGGCGGTGGTGGTGCATTTCTAATTGTGACAAGTGTAAGTGGAACTTCTCCAACTGGAGATATAAAGATTCAGCATAGTGCTGATAATGTGACTTATGCAGACTTAATCACATTTACTCAAGCTACTGGTGCTACGAGTGAAATTAAGAAAATAGATGAAGGTACAACAATCAATAGGTATGTAAGAGTGCATAATACGATTGGTGGGTCTTCAACTCCTACAATAAATGCTATTGTGGGATTTGGAAGAAATAATTAAGGAGAAGGAATAAATGGCGTTTGTACATGGTAAAAATTCAGTTTTTAAATTAGATAATGCATCTGGTTCATTAACTGACATAAGTGCTTTTGTTAATAATGTTGATTTTCCAGAGACAGCTGATGTAGCTGAGACAAGCGTTCTAGGTGCATCTGCGAAAACATATTTGGTCGGTCTTACCGATTCAAATTTTAGTCTCAGCGGATTTTTTGATGCTACTGCTGATGCAATATTCGGAGCAGTCATAGGTCAAAGTGCTACTCTCTCTTTTGAATATAGCCCAGAAGGAACTGCTTCTGGAAAAATCAAATATACTGGCGAATGCATACTTACAAATTATGCATTGAGTTCTCCAGTAGGAGATGCGGTAGCGTACAGCTGTGATTTACAAGTTTCTGGTGCAGTCACAAGAGGTACTCACTAATAACAATTAAATAAAAGATAGAAGGGAGATACATGAAACGATTATCTGCTGATGATATTAAGAACTTACCTTCAGTTCCAGAAGAAGAAATTGAACTGGAAGAATGGGGATTCTCTGTAAAGATTCGTGGAATAAACAAAGCTATGCAAGTTCATTTGGGCAAGATGCTCAACAATGATGATGCTGATGCTTTTGATTACCAGAGAGAACTATTGAAGGTTTGTGTAATAGAACCAGAACTTGATGATGAGCTTATTGACCAGCTTTATGAAAAAGATTCAAAAGTAATTGATAAGATTTTCTTAAAAATAAATGAACTAAATGGTGTTGGGGGTTCTGCGGAAGCAGAGCAATTTTGAGACTGATTTAGATTTAACATTTAGATTTAAACTTGCTAGAGAACTAAGCATGACTGTTGGGGAGCTTATGACTACAATGAGCTCAATGGAATACAATCAATGGATTGCATTTTATAAATGGGAAACTGGAGAAATAAATAAAGCAAGAGCTTTAGCTGAAGCTGAAGCAAAGAAGAATAGGCAAAGATAATGGCGATAGCAGACATAGCAATTCAGATAGTCACTAAAGGTGCAGAACTAGCTAAAAATCAATTAAATAAATTAGGTGGCTCTGCTGACAAATCTGGAAAGATGATGGGCAAACTAGCTACTGCTGGAAAAGTAGCTGGTGTCGCTATCGGTGTAGCTTTAGTCAAAGGAATGACTAAGGCGACTCAAGAGTTTATATCATTCAATGACAAGATGACTCAGTCTCTTGCAATCATGGACACTACTGTTGAGCAACAAAAAGCAATGGAAGAACAAGCTCTTGCAGTATCAAGAGCAACAAGAATATCAGCTGAACAATCCGCAGAAGCATTTTTCTTCTTAGCATCTGCTGGTTTAAATGCAGAGCAGTCTATATCAGCTCTACCACAAGTCGCTAAGTTCGCACAAGCTGGTATGTTTGATATGGCTACTGCTACTGACTTAGCTACTGATGCTCAGTCTGCATTAGGAATGACTGTTGATGATGCACAACAGAACTTAGACAATCTTACAAGAGTGACTGATGTTCTTGTAAAAGCTAACACATTAGCAAATGCATCTGTACAACAATTCTCTGAAGCACTTACAAATAAAGCTGGTTCTGCTTTGAAAGTAGCTAACAAAGGTATCGAAGAAGGTGTTGCAGTCTTATCAGCTTTTGCAGATAGAGGTGTTAAAGGAGCTGAAGCTGGAGAAAAACTTAACCAGCTCTTAAGAGATATACCAAGAGCAACTGCAAAAAATAGTGAAGAGTTTGCAAAACTAGGTCTTAATATGTTTGATACAGAAGGCAATCTTAAGAATGTTGCTGACTTAATCGAAGAACTTGATGCTGTATTAGCACCAATGTCAGATGAATTGAAAGCATCTACATTAGACCAGTTAGGTTTGAATCGTGGTGTTGCTGATGCAGTTAAGATATTATCTGGTGCTGGAGATGAAATAAGAGCTTACGAACAAGCATTATCTGATTCTGGTGGTACTACTGCTGATGTTGCAGAAAATCAGATGGGTTCTTTGAAAGCCCAGATAGATTTAATGAATAATGCATTCTCAGAACTTGGAATCTTAATAGGAGATACTATTGCACCAGCTTTATCCGCTGTTGTTGGATTCATAACAAAGATAATTACAAAGACTTCTGATTTTATTAAGGAAAGTAAAGAGCAAGAAGATGCTGTTAAAAAATCTGCAAGAGAGCTAGTTATAGCTGGTCAAGTAATTCAAGAGAATACTCATGTCTATAATCCTTACTCACAAGCATTGTTCGAAGCCACAACTAATCTTGTTGATAATAGAACTGCAACTGAGAAAGCAATAGATGCAACACGAGGACTTGAAAGGGGTAATAGAAATCTAGTTCCAAGTTATGATGCTGTGACTGACAGTGCTATTGCTAAAGCTCGAGCAAATAGAGAAGAAGCTGAATCATCTAGGGAAGTAGTTGAAGCAGATAAAGAAAGAGCTGAGAACCTTAAGAAAAACTTCTTACCAGCTCTTGATGCAGTGCTTCAAGCACAAAATAAACTTAAAGATATTGAAGAAAGAATAAAAGATGCAGAAGAAGATAGAGATGATGCATCAAAGAAAGTCACTGTTGCACAAAAGAATTTAGAAAAGGCATCTCTTGCAGTCAATGTAGCTGAACAAAATTTAAAACAAGCCAAAGATGATGCAGTTAAAGTCACACTGGAAGAAGAACTAGCTATATTAAGGGCTGAACAAGCTGTTCAAAAACTTACAGATACACAAGATGGCTCAAGACAAATGGAGCTTCAATTAGCTATCGCTAAACAGAAAGTTATAGACTTACAAGAAAAATCTACTGGTGCAACACAAGAACAATTATCAGCACAAAGAGAATTAGAAAGAGCAATCGAAGAAGAAGAAAGAGCTTTAAATAATTTAACTAAAGCAGAAGAAAAACTAATAGAAGCTCAAAAAGAATTAAATGAAGTGACTGCTAAAACTCCAGAGAACTTATTAGAGATTGCAATGGCTAAAAATGATTTAGATACAGCTCTAAAAGATTTAACAGCTCTTGGAGATTTTGATGATGCTTTATCAGTGCTTGTTGAATCCACTGGAATGAAACTTCAAGACTTGATTGATATGGCTACAAATATAAAAGCTGGTAAAGATATTGCTTTTGATTCTGCTGGTGGTGGTTCAACTAAAACTGACACATCTGGGGAAACTGTGACTGGAGAGATAGTAAGACCAGTAGGTGCATTAAGTGGAAGTGGAGTCACTGGCGAAGGAATGGGTAATCTTCAAAGAATGGGAGCAGTAGTAATAAATCAGAACATTACAGTGGAAGGAAAGAATGCTAATCAACAAGCATTAGATATTATAGAAGCTGTAAATAGAGCACAAAGGAATGGACAAAGGATAGTTTCTTAATGTCTGCAAGTTTTGATTCTAATGTTGATATTACAGTTGAAGTTGCTTTTGATTCTGACCCATTTAGTTCTAGCCAATCTTTTACAGACATAAGTGAATTTGTAAGATTTTTCAGTATAAGTCGTGGTAGGGCACATGAACTTGGAGATTTCAGAGCTGGTAATTTGTCTTTTGCAGTTTCAAATCAAGACAATAGATTTAATCCTAGTCAGACAACTCATTTTTTTGATGCAACAAATAACAGAACAAAGATTACCCCACTTAAGCAAGTCAAAGTATCTGCAACTTATGACTCTACAACTTATGTTTTATTTAGGGGATTTTTAGATACAGTTCCAGTCAAATTTATTGCTGAAGGAGCAGACTCGATAGTGACATTCACTGCAATTGATGCTTTTAGATTATTTCAAAATCAGACACTTCAATCAGTAGGTTGGAGAATCGGTAGAGCTGGATTTTCTGAACTTGGTCAAACAACAAGACTTGGATATGTTGATAGTCAAGAGCTTTCATCTGATAGAGTATCAAGAATATTAAATACAATAGGATTTCCTAGTGCTCTTCGAAGCATTGACACTGGTACTAAACAAGTTATTTCACAAGCTACTTCGACAAATGTATTGACCGCTCTAAAAGAATGCGAATTAGCAGAGAATGGTCAGTTTTTTATAAGCAAAGATGGAAAAGCTACATTTAGAAACAGAGCATATAAATTTACAAATGCATTAGCTACAACTTCTCAAGCAACATTTGATAACAGCGGTTCAAACTTACCTTATACAAATGTCGTATTATCTTTTGATGATGATGAAGTAATAAACTCATACTCATGGACAAGAAGCGGTGGTACTACACAATTTATAGCTGACTCAGATTCAGTGCTAAGATTTACAGCTCTAGGTTCAAGTCAATCAACAATAAATACTTCTGATTCTGATGTATTAAGTATTATTCAACAAAAGCTATCTGAAACTGCAATACCAATTATTCGTATTGATAAATTAGATATAA